TCTCTGACTCAGTAGGCGTAGACCCATGGACTCCAGGACAGTTGAGCCTGCTCCATTCAACATCATTGTCACAGGCATCTACTGCACGCTCTGGCGTATTCTCAACCATCATTAGTGGTGTTGAGTACCTTGTTAAAGTGACTGGCTCAGCAGCCGTTACAGCCCGCGTGACTCTTACTACTACCGCTGGCACAACAACGACAGTTATTAACAACACCCAAATCACAGAGGAAATTCTCTATGGTGCTATGGGTGGTAATGACTTAATGCTTGTCACACCTACGAAGGTATGGCGCTACTCATTCGATGCTGTTAGCCCTGCGCTACATCAAGACTACGCCATCAATACAGCCAATGCTACCTCTGCATTTATTGCCTATGTAAAGCAACGCTTTATGCTTGCCTTTACAGACACAGCCAGAAACACATTCGTCTATGAGTTGGTACGCAACACAGGCTCAAGCATTAACATCAGTACACTTACCGCTGTAAACGGAAGTAGTACCTTGCCTATTGGATTTAGATTCATGGGTATTACAGAGTCTAGCGCTGCTATCTATGTTGGTGGATTCTCAGGTGATGAAGGCTTAGCCCTTAAGATTTCTGTAGATACTGCAGGTTCTCTTAGCACCATGACAACAGTACTTGTCTTGCCACGAGGCGAAACACTTACATCCCTATATGGATACCTTGGTACATTTGTTGCTGTTGGTACAAGTAAAGGTGTGCGTATTGCGATTGCAGATGCCGAAGGTAATCTGTCTTACGGTCCATTGGTTTATGAATCTGACTATGACATCTATGCCTTTACTGCAAGCAATGAGTTTATCTATGCTGGTGTCAATAGCGAAGTAGATGGATACTCAGGACTTATCCGAATCAACCTTGGTGCGCCACTAAGTAGTGGCAAGTATGCCTACGCAAAAGATGTTTATGCATCAGGAGTTACTGGTGCTGTATGGTCCATTGCTACATTTGCTAATGACCACAAAGCATTTACTGTTGAGAACTCTGGACTATGGGTTGAGTCCCAGACTAACTTTGTTGAGTCTGGTGAAATTACAACAGGCATTATCCGCTTTGATACCTTTGAAAACAAAGCATGGAAGCGTATTAAACTTCGCCTTGAAGATGTACTACAGGGTGACATAGATATGTTCCGTGTTATTGACGGTGTTGACATAGCATTCCAGACAGTTCCAGAAGGAACAACAGCAATCTATGACTATGACTTGGCATCGGTATTCGGAGAAGTTACAGCCGAAGCACAGTTCAAGTTCCGTCTAAACAGAAATGATACTGACCCTACAAAGGGCGCAATCATCTACGGATACTCAGTCAAGGCTTTGCCTACTCCTACTCGCGCTCGCGTACTACAGATTCCTATCTTCTTGTTTGATAAAGAGACAGATAGAAACCGACAGATTGTTGGCTACGATGGCTATGCACTAGCCCGCCTTCAAGCCCTTGAGCAACTAGAAGCACAAGGTGAAACTGTCATCATCCAAGACTTTACTGCAGGCGGAGAGCCTACAGAATCTATTATCGAACAAGTTACATTTACAAGAACAACTCCACCACAGGCAGGCTTCTCTGGCTACGGAGGAATTGTTACCGTTGTTGCTCGTACCGTTGTCTAAAATATAAGGAAAATAAATGACTCCTGCTGAGTGGGCTGGTATAGCCGTATCCGTAATGACCTTAATTGCTGGCTTTAGTGTTGCAGTTAGATGGTTAGTAAAACATTATCTCTATGAACTGCGCCCTAATGGAGGTGGAAGTGTTAAAGACCAAGTCAATCGCCTTGAGGCTCGTGTTGATGACATCTATCGTATTCTCTGCGAGCGCACTGAGTAGTTGCGGTTATCAAGGATGGGTGAGATACCCATGCCAAGAGTACGAGAACTGGAATAAGCCTGAGTGTAATCCTCCTCAGTGCTTACCTACTGGCACCTGTACTAAAGACATTCTTCCAGGAGTATTAGATGAACCCAAGAAATAAGTTAAGCCCAGAAGAACTACACGCACGACTGATTGTAACTATCGGAATCATACTTGCCATTGTGTTTGCTGGTTCTGTATTTGCACTGCTGTATGCATTGCTATTTATTACCCAACCACTAGGAGAACAGGCACCTAACGATGCTGCATTTATTGACCTTGTTAGTACCCTTTGCGTGTTTCTTACTGGTTCTCTTGCTGGCGTACTTGCAGGAAATGGATTGAAATCTAAACCGAAAGAAAAAAAGGATGAGTAATGAAACCTGTAGTCAAGAAAGCCACACCTGCTGCCCTTGCTGTTCTCAAGCAAGCAACGGCTATAGCACCAACTCGCAAGAAGGCAAGCGATGGTCTGCTTCCCAGTGCTGCTCATATCAAAGCAAGTCCTAACTCTGACCACAACACAGGACTTGCAGTTGATTTAACGCACGACCCTAAGAAGGGAATTGATTGTGTTGAAATTTTTGAGAAACTTAAAGAGGATAAGCGTGTTAGTTATCTTATCTTCCAAGGCAAAATCTGGTCTAAGGAAAAGGCTAAGCAAGGAAACAGGAAGTACACAGGGTCTAATCCTCACAACAAGCATCTGCATATTTCTATTGAACCCGCTATGGCTACCGATACTTCTCCGTGGTTTTGGTGGATAAGTCAACCTAAGATTGTTAATCAAGTAATCGCAAAAGTTGTACCTGCCCCTGCTAAGAAGGCATACACAACAGAAGTTTGTACATGTTGCAAGTTGCACGGTACAAAAAAATAAGGAGGAAACAATGGAACAATTTAAGCAACTCGGACTGACATGGTTCCGTGCTGCGGCATCTGCTGCGGTAGCACTTTACCTTGCTGGCGAGACGGACCTTAAGACATTGGGTGCTGCAGCCCTTGCAGGCTTTGCAGGTCCACTACTTAAGTGGCTTGACCCATCCGCAACTGAGTTCGGTCGAGGCTCCAAGTAATGTATTAAGACACAAAGAAACCCCCGCGCTAGAGAAATCTAGTTAGCGGGGGCTTTTTTGTTTTTCCTTAACCGCTTCCCCTACAGTTAAGAAACCTATCCGCCTGTCTTATAGAATCCTGGTCCATTGAAATGCACTGCAGGTGGCGTGTACACACGGACTGTATCACCGCCACACAAAGTACACTTAGGTGGAACATGACTCTCGCTGATGGCGAGTAGCATTTCTGATACTACACCACAGGCTGTGCATTTAAAGTCATACTTCGGCATCTTTATCCACCAAACAAGGAGCAGTAAGCAGAGCGCCACAAGCACTACACTCGGCATTTAAACCGTACATTGAAATTTCATAGTCATCAAAGGTGGCATAAATAATAAATACTTTTTCACCACATGGGCAAGCATGAGTAGGCAAACCTCTATAGTTAGCCTTTGCTACTGGCTTACGCCAGAGCCTTCTTATACTTAACCCGTTCTGCACGAACAGGAGTTTAATCATATAGAAAGAATTCGCAACGCGCCACGCCGATGAATTACAACCGTGTCGTTTCTGAATAGGAGAGACATTGTGTAGTAGTCTCCTCTATTGAAAGGAAGTAACATGACACTAGAAGAAAAGACGGGGAAGAACTATATCTCCCACAGCGCCATGTCAACATGGCTTAACTGTGGTTGGTCGTTCTACCTCACTCGTGTGCAGAAAGTGCAGGAGAACCCATCCTACTGGCTGGTAGGTGGCAAGTCTTTGCATGAGGGTACAGAAGTTTATGATGCCCTGAAACCAGGAGAAGCGTTTGATGCAGGCGATGTCTTTAGACAGCGCTGGATTGAGAACTACAAACTTGCAGACAATGGCATGCCGTTCCGTGCTGGTGGTCGCAAGACAACTGCATATCCAAACAAAGAAGATGCTACTTGGTGGCTAGACAATGGACCCAAGATGCTTGACTTCTGGGTACAGTTCCGTGAGGTTGGTGGGTACACACTGTACGAACTAGCCGATGGAGCCAAGGCTGTAGAAACAGAACTTAATACAGAAGTTGGTGGCGTAAATATCAAGGGCTTTCTTGACCGCTTGATGGTGTCACCAGACGGAGAACTGACGGTCATTGATATTAAGACATCAAGCAAACCACCAGTTACATACACCCAGTTAGGTACTTATGCAATCCTTGTTGAAAAGATTTTGGGAGTACGCCCAACTAAGGGTGCATACTGGATGGCTCGCACAGGTGAGATGACAGAACCTGTAGAGTTAGACCACTACACTGAGAATCGCTTGGCTGCACATGTCAAGGGATTTAAGATTGCAGTTGATAACAATATCTTCATACCTCAACCAGGGTTTATGTGTGGTACTTGTTCAGTCAACCACGCATGCTATGCAGTAAACGGAAAGAACTCACATCTATACCCAGAACTAGGAGAATCAAATGAGTAACACTGAAAACACACCAATCCAGATTAACTGGAAAACCAAGAAGGATGGCATGCTCATCAACCTTCGTGCATCATCAGGTGCAGAACTTGATTTGCTGATTGATGAATTAAGTCAGAGACTTGCTACATTGGTTGACCTTGAAGCAACAACTGAATCAATGGCTCGTGCAGCAGGGGCAACTAGCACAGTTGCAGATTCATTTCCTGGCGCACAGGTAGTTAACCAAGGTGCAGTACAACGACCAGCACCAACAACATCAGTTCCAGGACAAGCACCTGAGTGTGCATGTGGTGGTGGACCAATGCGCTTTGTTGCAGCAGGTATCTCTAAGTCAACAGGCAAGCCATACCGTGCCTTCTATGCATGTCCTAAACCACAAGGTCAGGCTTGCTCACATAAGGCACAGCCATAATCCATGCGCCTTCTATCCCGTGCTATCAAGACTGCATCGCAGGGCGGAGCCACGCTTCCAACAGTGTGGCAAACCCTTGCAGCACAGCAGATAGCAATTAGACGGGGTGAAGTCAGCATGATTGCAGGACCACCAGGCGCAGGTAAATCAACACTTGCCTTATCTCTTGCAGTACATGCTGGTGTTCCTACCCTATACATTTCAGCAGACACACACTCACACACAATGAGTTTGCGATTGCTTGCAATGCTTACTGGTAAACCACAGAACGAAGTTGAACCGCTGATGGAAATGGATAGGGAGTGGGCAGGGCAGATGCTTAAGTCTGCCGACCACATCCTTTGGGAGTTTGATTCAGCACCTTCGCTCAAAGATGTAGAGGATGCAGTCCTTGCAAGTCGTGAGCGTTTAGGTAGAGATGTTGAACTGATTGTTCTTGACAACGCAGTTGATGTAACCATTGATGGACAGGATGAGTACGGCGGACTACGCACACTCATGCGTGAACTCAAGTGGTGGGCTAGAGATACTGGCGCTGCAGTTGTCGTTTGCCATCACACCAGTGAAGGTGTCCCTGGTAATCCTTGCCCGCCACGCTCTGCGTTGCATGGAAAGATTGCCCAGACTCCTTCTTTGATACTCACAGTACACGGACAGATAGCATCTATGGGTGTATGTGCAGTTAAAAATAGATACGGACCAGCCGATGCCATGGGTGGCTCACCTGTGTGGTTGTCCTACGACCCTGCAAGTATGCAGATTTTGGACTTAATACAACAATGAATAAATGGCAACTAAGAGTAGTTGAAAATCACGGTGACATAAAAGGTAGTGCCTCAGCAGAGGAATTATCTGTGCCAACTAAGACACTATTCGATGACATACAAGCGCAGTTGAAATACATACCAAAGAATTTTTCATGGACAGTAGGGTGGAAGTCTTATGTTTGGCAGGAAGAAGAAACGGGTAACCTCAAAGACCTATCAGAGGATGAGTACACAACACTCCTTAATGAAGGAGTTGTCGCTTACACCAGAGATGCTGACGGAAGCAGTGATGAAAGCAAAGTTAACACCTCAAATGAAGGAGACAATACTCAGTGAACTTCCAGAGTTTATGGAACATATTGATGAGGCGACAAGAAAAATCTTCGACCCTTCCGCAGTATGGCTGGAGTGCTTACAGTTTGCTGATTATGTTAGCCAAATGGCTCAACACCTCCTCGACAACCACGGACCAGAATGTACAGAACAAGTCGGAATCAACCTGAAAATCATGGCTGACTCGTGGAAAGACTTAGCCGAAGGTTCAATGGAAGTACTCGACCAATCAGAAAAGGTGTTTGATAATGGCGCACAGTAATAAAGAAACTTTATCTGTTATCTGGTGTGACAATGGAAACACAGATGGCAAGTTCACAGAGGGCTTGGTGTACAGCATCATCACTGGTGATGTCCCATTCCACAATGCTATTCGTGTACAGGGTAATCAGATTGCACGCCAACGACAGGCTGCCTTTGAGATGTGGAATAAGGTGGGTACTGACTGGGCGCTATGGGTTGACTCTGACATCGTACTTACCAAGGAAGTTGTCAAGACTCTATGGGATACCGCTGACAAGATTACTCGTCCAGTTGTAAGTGGTGTGTACTTTATCTCTAAGCAGATGGAGAACACACTCATGCAACCTATGCCTGCTATCTTTGATGAGGGTGAGAACGAGTATCAGATTAAACATCACCACCCACTGCCACGCAATCAAGTCATCAAGGTTGACAGTGCTGGCTTAGGTTTGGTCTTAATACATAAGTCTGTTATCAAGGCATTGCATGACAAGTTTGGTGAGACAGACTTTGTGTTTGCTGAGAACTCAGAAAGCGGAGAGCAGTTCATTGGTGAGGACATCGCCTTCTTCCGCAAGGTTAAAGCAGCAGGCATACAAGTCTATGCAAATACATCAGCCTTAGTAAAGCACATGAAGCGTTTTGCTTTAGATGATGGGTACTACAACCTGTATTGGGCATCAGTAGAAATAGCAGAGAGGAGAGAGCGTGAGCAATCAGCAAATAGCAAACAAGCGTAGAGGTGCAGGCTGGGAGATAGACCTAGCAGACTTCTTTGTTGAGTTAGATTACGAAGCACAACGCCTACCTCGCGCTGGGCGTAACGACATTGGTGATGTCTTTCTTAAGACAGCAAATGATTCTTATGTCATTGAAGCCAAGGCACCACGGCGTGATGGGCGCATTGACCTATCGGGTTGGTTGCGCGAGGCAGACATTGAAGCAGAGAACTACCGCTTGTCAAAGAGATTACTACTGGCACCATCACCATTGGTAATTATCAAGGCAAGTAACAAGGGAACAGGTGATGCTTATGTTGTTCAAAGGCTCAGCAATGTCCTCCCAAAACTCTAAGCATGACATCGTTAAAGTCTTAGAGCATTACGGATTTACTATACCTGTCAGAACTGGATGGGTAACAGTCCGCTGTGCCTTTCACAATGACAAAGTTAAGTCAGCCCGACTCAACATTGATAAGGGTGGCTTTAGATGTTTCGCCTGTGACATGGCAGGAGATGTGTACTCATTGATTATGAAGAAAGAAGGAGTCAAGTATGGCGAGGCTGTCAAAATCGCAGAGAGAATTACTGGCGAAAGCCACGGAGAACTACGAGCAAAGCCTAGCAGAGGTTCTTCCGTATCTGGAGAGTCGCGGTATAACGGAAGCAACGGCGCGTATGTTCCGCCTCGGCTTCGTGGCGAATCCTGAGACGGGACATGAACCTTACTCAGGTAAGTTGGCTATCCCTTACATCACACCATCGGGTGTCATTGACATACGCTTCCGTAGTTTAAGCAATGACAGTGGACCGAAGTATCTCTCTCGCCCTGGTGCAACCACACACATCTTCAATGTCATGGCATTACAAACTGATGCTGATGTTCTCGTAATTTGTGAGGGAGAGATTGATACAATTATCGCAACACAAGTAGGGTTCGCAGCAGTCGGGTTGCCAGGTGCTAATAACTGGAAGCCATTTTACTCACGGGTATTGGCTGACTGGGAAAAGATTATGTTGTTCTGTGATGGTGACAATGCAGGTAGAGAGATGGCGAAGAACATAACACGAGAGTTAGACAATGTGTTCCCTGTGTTCATGCCAGACAACTGTGATGTCAATGATGTTTACCTACAAGAAGGGGCAGAAGGCTTACGCAAACGCGTTGGGTCTTAAGACATGGCTAAAAACTCCAGTTTTGATTTAGATTTTGGGTACGGCAGAAAGGGTGAGAAGTTGGTAGAAGAACTCCTTACCGAAGGCAAGACTGTAGAGGTTAAGCGTGACCGCAAGTGGTGGGTTACTAACAATCTTTACATTGAAGTTGAGTGCTGGTACATGAAGTCTAAATCGTGGGAGCCATCAGGAATTATGGTGACTGAGGCTGCTTACTGGGCATTTGTATTGGAACAAGGTGTACTCATGGTACCTACAAGCCATGTGTTGTATGCCATTAAAGAGTTTGGTCGAGAGATTACATGTGAGATACCCCCGAATAAGAGCAAGGGATACCTCATAACAGTAGATGATTTACTCACGGCAATGCGGAAGTTAAAGAATGAGAAAGCGGAAACAGTAGATGGATAAACAAGACGAGGTATGGGATGTGATTTATTCTGTCGCAAGACAGATAGCCTCTCGTTCAGGTCGCATCCATCGTGGGCTAGTAACTACTGATGACATGTACCAACACCTATCTTTGTGGGCGTTGGAACATTGGCACAAGATAGAACAGTGGCAACAGGAGGAGAGTCTTAAGTACAAGTTGCGTAAGACTTTCTTCAATGAAGCACAGAAGTATGTGGCTAAGGAGAGACAGAGAACATCGCGTTCTCCTATGTCAGATACTTTCTACTATTCACACGAGGTATTGCATGAACTATTGCGTGATGTGTGGACACACGAGGGATGGTCAGATACTCCTGACTTAAGTAATGAATTTGTTACTCGCTCAAGCAAGCCAAGTGAGAGTGGCAATCGTATGGCTTTGCTATCAGATGTTATGGCTGGGCTAGAGAAACTATCAGATGTAGATAGAGACTTACTTAAGATGCGCTATCACGCAGGTGGTATGGAGTTAGGTGCAATGGCTGAGACTTATGGCACGACAGAAGAAGCAATGCGTAAGAGAGTCAAGCGTGCATTAACTAAGTTGCAAGACAGGCTCGGCGGAGAACAACCAGTATGGAACAGGCGCAATCGTAGCAATGCCCAAGCGAGACAGGAAGTGAGTGATAACTAATGATTATTGGACTAAGTGGATACGCACAATCAGGCAAGGACAGCACGGCAGAATTGTTGTGTCTTAATTACGGCTATCGCCGTATCGCTTTCGCTGACCCTATGCGTGAGGCTTTAATGAGATTGAATCCTAAGTTGGATAGCATCACACACATAGCCCATCGTGTTGATGACTATGGCTGGGATGTAACTAAGCGTGACCCAGAGGTGCGCCGTCTATTGCAGGTACTAGGTACAGATGTCGGGCGCAAGATGTTTGGTGATGACTTCTGGATTAAGATTGCATTGTCAGGTATTAAGTCAGAAGATAAAGTTGTTGTCTCTGATGTGCGCTTTCCTAATGAGGCACAAGCAATCAAGAATCTTGGTGGCACTGTCTGGCGCATCAATCGCCACAACCATAGCGCTGTCAATGGACACCCATCAGAGCATGCAATGGATAACTACATGTTCAATCATGTTATCTACAACGATGGAACTCTTGATGACTTAAGTGATGAAGTGTTTATGCTTGCTAAGGAACTTGACCTGGCTTAATACATAGAGAAACCCAGCGAGACAGGAGAGAATCGCTGGGTTTTTCTATGCACATAAACTTATCGCTTATGTGCTAGACAATCATAACACAGGGTTATTGTTTGGGTCTGTCACATCCCAACCGACACGACTACGCAGACGGGTACGCATCGCAGGTGTGGTGCCACCCCATACTCCGTACCTTTCGTGGGCTAAGCCCCACTCTAAACATGCCTGTTTAATCGGACACTCGGCACACATCTTGTCAATCATGCGCTCCTCATCGCGGGTGAATAAGTCTTTCGGTGGATAAAATACTTCGGTGTCTATGCCCCTGCACTTACCCTTGCTCATAATTCTTGGGTTGTATCTTAAGAAATAACGGGTGATGGTTTTGCCATGGCGCTTGCCCATTATTCTTACGCCCATGACTTCGTGGTACTCAGGCTTCATGTCTTAATACCAACCCTTGGCAAGGTGATGAGCGTATGCTC